TGCTTCTCCGAGAAGCGAGGGATCGCCCGACTCAGGGTCGATGTTCTCAAGACGATGAATGTACGCCTCGATCTCCTCTTGGGTTGCGTCTCGAAAATAGGGAGCAGGTTCGTTTGTGCGCGTGTCGATACGCATGTTGCTCTTGAGCCTACCGGCCATTATCACGCCGCACTCAATTGTCTCTTCGAAGAGTATGACCTTGCCCCCGTTGAGGTACGACGAACAGTATCGGTCCGCCCCCATCAGTACGACATATCGGGTCTCTTCTTCTTCAACTTTTCGCTTTGCTCGTCCTGCCATTTCTGACTCCTTTACACCTTTACCATTTTACGGTTCAAAGGGGCCGAAGCCCCTCGTCACCGGACTTTCATCCACCAACCAAACTTAGTTGATGTTGATGAGTTTCACCACCGCGTTCTCGTCGCCGTAGTTCACATCGATCCGCGTGGAGAGAACGATGATGATCGTCCGTGCCCGGATGTCGCGATCCGTTTCCACTTGGATGTTCCTGTGAATCCCGAACAGGAGATTCTGAGGGAACGTGAACAGGGCTTCGTTGACCGGCATCTTCATCGCTTTACGAATCGGTACACCGAACGCCCGGAGATCGTCGGAGTTCTGCAAACTGGAGTCACCGAACCCGGTAGCTCGTGCAGCAACGTTCGAACGATACCGAACCTCATCCGCCGTGGTTACCCACGTACGCATGGCCCCAACATTCACGAGATAGCGCTGTGGCAGGGCCAGTTGCGCATCGCGGAAAGTATTCGGGGTGAGGCCCGCATTCAGGTTGTCTACCACGTTGGAGACGGCCAACTTCATGTAGCCGTTACCGAGTGCGAGGTAGGGATCACCGGCACCGTCATCGGCGTTCAACGCCCACTCTTCAAGGTCTTCTGCGGCCTTGACGGTGATGAGACGCATGATGTGGCTTTCGAGATTGCCACGCTCAATGTTGTCTTCCAACACCGATTGGTGCAGATGAACTTCGGCCATGACCTCTTTCGAGACCAAGACTACCTGACGCTGGACGGTCCGCGAACGGTCCGCTCTGGGCAGATGCCGGTCGTTAAACCCTGCATCACCCGCGCCGGGAGCGCCAATGTTGGCACCGCCGATGGTGTTGACTGCCGCCTTCATGATTCGCTGATCGAATCCGATGAAGTCGATATTCCGCGTGTGCGAATTCATGCGAATCACACGCGCCTCTTGAAGAACAGTCGGTTGCTCTTGCACCTCATCGATGAACTGATCGGCCTGTTCGGGATTCAAGTACCCGCCTTCGGTCGAAAGATCACCAATCGCGAGGTCGGCCCGAGCGAGGACTTCTTCCGTACGCTGTCTCGTGGTCATTCTGGATTTCTCCTTGGCTTAGTTAAGGTCGCTCGCCCGACTTACGCTGATTCGCGCTCGTACAGACCTGGGAACATAGACCCTCGGAACGGGTCCAAACGCTTGATTTCGGCTTCGTCAACGGCACCGCCGTCTCCGTCGTCCAAATCATCTTCCCGCGCTACGGTGGTGCTTTTCACCGAGTTGACCTCTTGCTGGAGTGTATCCATGCGCTGCACCACTGGTGAGAGAGCTTCGCTGATGGCTGCGCCAACTGCTTTACCCATCTCCACATTCGGGTTGTCCTCACGCTTCGCGGTTTGACTCGCGACGTAGGACTCGACTGCCGATGCGGCAATCGTTTCGGCTTCCGTGCGAGTAAAGACCTTTTCCGTGTCCTCGGTCTCCTCTTCACGCTCTACCTTGTCTTCCGTTTCCGCTTGCTCATCTGCGGTTGCTTTGGCCTCAGTCTCCTGAGATTCGTCGGACGCTTCCTGCCGCTCGACGGTCTCCTGATCTTCAGCGCCTTGAGCATCGTTTTGCTCTTTGTCTTTCGACATATCGGCAGTCTCCTTCGTTTCTTCAGGGGGGTCTGTCTCGGACCGAGCCGCATTATCATCAGAAGCGCCCTGAGAATTCAAGTCGATTCTATTTTCCGGGTCGGTCATTTGTCGTGGCAAAGCTGACATAACGTTCGTCAACCACACCGCGAACTGATTGAGGGCATTCATCACCAACGCCTGTCGGTCGGCAAGCGGTAGCTCGCTGTAGAACAGAATGTTGTCGATGATATCCCACAATAGATAGTTTGCGTTCTTCGTGTCATGCACGAAAATCTCGTTGGCCATGGCTTGACCGAAGTCAATGATGCCCCAGCCGTACGAGCCATAAAGCTCCTCGATCACTTGCCGGTAGATGCGAACAGGGATGTCGTCATCCTTGGTCTGAGCGACGGTCATCGTCACCCCATCCAACTTGATCTCTATGGAACCTTCCGGGGGCATGATGTCGTGACGGCAGAAGATTACGCTCTCCTCCATCTCCAACCACTTGCCTTCCGTGGAAATTTCGTTGCGCTTCAGCCATTCCTCGCCTACCTCCTGCGATTCGAAATCGAACCGGAGGATGGTGCAGCCTGGATGGTCTGGTGCCTCGGGCATACCGCGCTGGAGTGCGGCGGCTTCGACGTAAGCGATCACGCCGTTACCCATGTTAATTGCAACCGTTTGCAAATCCTCATCACGGCGAGCGGTTCGCACGTAGCGAATGCGACCGTCCTCGTCCGTCTCGATTGAGAACTCTTCACTGGTCAAACCGAAGCGAGTAAAGATCGCCTCCGCGTCTTCCATCTCTATGCCTTCCGGCAGCGTGACGGTGAGCAGTGCATTCGCATCCGCCGTCTTTCGACGCCGACGCGGACCACCTTGGTCATCGCGAACGATCTTGAATGGGGTTCGATTGGCGGGGGATTTCACAATGGAAAGGAACTGCGGCTCTTTCAAGTCGAGCAGTTGCCCTTCTCTCGTTGCTACTTCATCTGATTCGCGTTCGATCACTTCGGCTGCATCGCCACGCTTAACCGTGGCTATTTTCCGTCTACGCCGCTGTGGCATCTTCCATCTCCTCAAACACCGAATAGCGATGTCTGTGTGTTTCCGCTTCGTCAAAGTCCGTGAACGTATGGCTCACGATGGGGTGGTCATGGCCGTTAACTACAGTCGTGCCGCCGCCAAGGACCCGCCCATTAACGTCCAGCCTGACATAAAACCCATGAGTGTGACCGTTGTCGGGGTCTGGTTCTGTTACACCTATCAAGTCCCGGATGCCCGGAACTGTGATCTCTACCGGAAGAATCGAAACCAACGCTTCATACGAGAAGCCGTTCAGTTCGCCCGAGAGTATATCATTCCATATGGTGTCGTCTAGCACATGAATACCGACAACCCAAGCCCCTGTCACGAAAATTGGATCATCTTCGCGAGCTACGAACGACTCGACTATACGTACGCCCTGCGAGACATCCACATTATCGTGGTTCACGTCGAGGCCGAAACCGTTAATCATGAAGCCGTAGGCGAAGCTGCGGACAGACTCGACGCTGTGCAAATCTCCGAACGTATTAGGCTGGTTGGGAATCAGAACCTCGGCAAACGCCAGCCGCTCAAAACCCTCTTCATCAATTGTGAATCGGATAGAGTCTTTAGTGAAGTGGCGCATGGGCCGGGAGTATGTCCCGACCTTCAGAGGTTTGCAATAGTTAGACGAGCTTCACAAAATCGACAATAACAAAGCCCGCCCAGCCGTCATCGGTGTTGGGGAGATCGTTGTGTATCCAAAAGTTTGCCGTGTCGATAGGGATGATCCACCAACCTGTTTGGTCAGAAGGCCCACCTACATCGATCAAAAACTCGACCCGGAAAGTAGGGTTCTCTTGAATAGTAGTTTGGTCAGCGCCCGTTGCGCCTATGTTGTCGCCGTTCCAAATGTACTTGAGCCGTACCATGTCGCCAGCGGCGAGCAAGTTGATGAAATTACCGATATCCCAATCGTTGTCAATCAAATCACCAATGGCAAGTTCGTCAGACGCTTCGGGATTGGCCCCGCCGTGAAACTTCAGTCTGCTGCCGAGAGGGTTTGTCGCCGCGCTGGTGATCCATCCTGAGTGCATCAGAGGGTAGCCGTTGTACATGGCCCCCTGCGCATTCATAACTTGACCGATGTTCGTCATCTCAAGCACCGCGCCTATCGGCCAACTAGCGGGTATTGCAGAACTGAACATACCTCTACGGTGAAGACTGATGTTGCCCGCGATGTCTCCGTTTATCAGAACGATTTCTGGATCGGCCTGGGTTACACCGCCATCATGGATGCGACCTAGTTTCAACTGCGTCCTACGGTCATCGACGAAATCAGGAAACGAAGCGGCATCATCTACGCTCGCGCTGAATTGGGCAGAGGTTAACGCCGTGTCCAGCGTGGAGCCGCATAGGCTCCTGTTATCGAACGCCATTACCTGTTCCTCTCTGCGTTGGGTGTTTCAGTGGATGCTGTTTCTCCTTCCTCCGCATCCTCGGCCCTACTCTCATCAGGGTCCGTTTCATCATCCGGTTCGCTGACATCGCCTTCACGCCGCCCGCCTGCCGTGCGAAGCGTAAGGTTAATCGGTTCATCCATCCAGGCTACCCAACCTTCAGTATCTTTCTCCGGGTAGGGAGGAACATTGATCTGGAGATGTTCGTTGATAACGTCAATGGCAGATCGCGGTGTTACGCCGCCCATCTGATTCATGGCGCTCAGTGCCTTGACTACATCTCCCGGCGCGGTTAACTGTGGACCTCTCGATTCCAGCTTAACGGTCTCAAGCCCCAGGCCGTGATCCGAATTGATGAGCGTCTTGTTAAGGTTCTCGTCATGCAGGTTCCGCTCTGGATTGAAGACTTGCATCTCCGCGAGGAACGCCGACACGTTGGCCGTAGCGAATGTCACGTCCTGCGACATACCGAGAATGACAGGCGGGAGCCGGAAAGAGGACCTGATCTTTGCTTGGTTGGCATCGTCATATTCCTTAAACAACCCATCACTCTGACGAGCGTCAGTCATTTTTTCGATGCTGATCTTCGCGACCCCCTTATCATCAAGCCCCTCCGACTCCGGTATCGCTTCCAGCAACATGATCTGGTTTTGCTTTCCGACCCCGCCCTGATCGATGACACGTTTGATCTCCAAGAACGACTCACGAGTCAGTCGCCCTCCGCTAATCGTAATGATCGACGGTGGGATGGTGTTGTCTTGGAAGTATCGAACGTTGACGTTCTCAGCTTCGCGGGAACCCAGGATGGCAGGTAGCTGAGAAATCCAACGGGGAACCCCGTACACATCCTCGGACTCCTGTTTGAAGTGCAGGATTTCGGTCGCCCTCCATCGCTCAGCGATCCTGCCTGTGACGCGGGACTGATATCTCCCGTCGCGCCAATCCATAGTCCGTGGATCACCCCATTGCTTGAACCACACGGTCTGGCCACCAATCATCTGTCGGTATTTGCGGAAGCGCTTTCGCTCCACGATCCGCAATCGCTCCCCGCCACCCCGCTTAATGAACCGTTCGACTTTAACCGCATCTCTCTGCCTACCCATGGCGCGGATGGTCGTCACATCAACATGGCGCAATAGTGTCGGTGTTGCTTCGCGATTCCGAATGACCTCGTACAGCATGAAGCCAAACTTTTCGTAGAAGAACACTTGGTTGCGGGCAAGTTGCAGTAGCGACTGATCGACGTTGGCTCGTTCTATCCATGTCTGAAGAAGTTCTTGCTCCTCCTTGTTGACTTCCTTGTCGGGGAACAGCGGGATTACGCGATAACCCCATCCACCAATGTTGGTGACCATTGCATTGACACACTGAGGAAGCATATTCGACTGTTTGTAAACTCTGTCAATCAGCCCGAACGAGTAAAGCGGAGCTATCTCAGCGTTGTCCGAAGTCGTTAGTATGTTTTGGCCAGAATCAATAAACGCTTGTCGCGATTGATCCGCACGGCTGACCTTACTAAGCAGCCCGCTTGAGTCGGAAGGGATTCGCTTGCGGCCTTGACGGACGACAGACTCGCCCACCGCTATGCCCATCGTGGGATCGCTATGTTTGCGCCGCCGCCTCATTCTTGGTCTCCCCCTGCTTTGTTGGTGCGTAGATGAATCCTTTCTCACGCAGAGTGCTGTTGAGTTCTAGCTCCTCGCTACCGGACTGCACATAGAGTGTAACCACCCATCCGCCCCGGCCTTGAGAATGAACATCGATACGACACTGCTTCTTGGCGGTCATCTTGCGAACGTCTGCGCGAACCCGGCCCGCTTCGACGTTGCCGTCCTGCCTGTACGCACTAGGCGTATCTACTCCTCGGAGTCTGGCACGGACGCGCTTGAATAAGTCTTCAACGTTGAGATCGACCAGAAGTATTAGGTCGTCTCCGCTGATGACCTCCATCACCTTGCAGTTGTAGGAAGGAACAATATCTTGCTTCACCAAGTCGGGTCCGCTGTTGGGATACGGGCAGACTAGGCTAAGTTGAAAACGTTTGCAATATCTATGCGGTGGTTCGTTGTCGCCGCCGACGCTTTTTCTGCAACGGAGGGGCAGTATGTCGCCGCCGTACCCGCTTGCGTTGCGCTGCATCGGCCCTTTCATGTTCCGCTTCCGCATCCGCGTCCAGACCGCCGTCCCATTTGTACGGTTTGCCTTCCTTGATCCAACACTTGATCTGTTCGCGGGTATGCGGAGAGACAGCGTTGTACTGAGTACCATCCGGGCGCTTGTACTTTTTGTTAAGCACCCAAGAAAGCCAACCCGCAACGAACGAGTTGAGAGAGGTATCGTTGACGCCCTCGTATCTTGCGAAAACGTCAGGCCGTATTTGATTGATGAATTCCTGAGTTTCCTTCAGGAGCTTAGGACGTATCCGTTTTCGTTTTGGCATTCGGTTTACCGTACCTACCGTGCATTACATTTTTACCCATGCGGAACGGGTGGAGCGCACACGCTACGCTGACACATTCCGCTACCTCGTGAACCCCGCCGCCCATGCACTCGATGCACATAGCGCGAATGGCGGTCAACGGGTTGCTTACCTTCTCTTTGTACTTAGCAATGATCCGGTCTTCGTCACTGACGTACTCCTTGGTCTCCTTTGGCGTTTCTTCAACCGGCTTTCTTCTTCGACGTGCCACGCCTTTCTCCTGTTACCCAATCTGGTTTCTCTTCTCGCCATAGCAGTTGCGGGTACTTCATGTCGGTGTAGCAAGCAACAATGCTCCAAGCGGTTTCACCTAATCGTCTGATCGCTGCGACCATGGCTGGTCTGTGTGGTCCGACCCCCATCGGCAAACACGATCCTACAAACACCTGAAACTGAGGCGCAAACAAAAATGGCCTGTGCGACAGTTCCCATTCTAAGTCTTCCCTCTGCTCCGCTACCAATACTTGCTCTGACAACACTGGCTGCTTCCTGATCTTGGAATGGCCCGCATGTAGCCCGAAAAAGTATTTAGGTACTCGGAGTTTCGGGTTCTTTTTTAGCGCTGGCAGTAGCGGCTCGATCATTCTCCAACACCTTGATCCTTTCTGCTTGGTCCGAAATCAATTCCTTGAGATCGTCCATCATGCCTTTGTCTAGGACGAACACCCGTTCCTTTTTCGTGTTGAGTAGCTGTAGCCTACCCATCATGTCCAGCGCTTGATCGTCGCTTTTCTTCCTGTCCGCAACCTGATCGATATACGACTTGGCCAACAGCATTACCTTGCGGTGCGGCGGGCAAAAATGCCTCTGGAAAAGTTTGGCGAATCCAACGGTCTCATCCTTTGTGGGGCAATTTGGAAATTCGCACCGCTTAGGTGGTTCTGGTTTGTCCGGGATTTTCAATTGTGCAATGTTGCTCACTTAGTTCTCCAAGTAACTTTGATGGTTAGGCTGTCTGCGGTCGGTTCCCAATTCAGGTGGTAATCTTCAGTGCCGTGTTCCTGCCATGCGTTGACGAACTCTGGCCCATACTCTTCGTGTATCGCGAAGATCATCGAGCCTTCACCGTGCCCCCAATCCTTAGACACTTCTCCTATGCCCTCGTAGAGCCGATTCAAGAAATCGTTGTCCGTGATGGAGTTGTGGCCCGAGATCACCGAAATAGAACCCTGCCCGACGAAGTGATAGTACCACTCGATAAACCGGGACATGGCAAACCCAACCTTCATGAAATTCTTCTTGCCTTTCGCACTGTTCGGCGGGCGGTTGTTTACCCCCTCGTAGAGCTTGAACGGACACCGGAGGCATTCCAGCAACGTGAGGTATTTGCCAATCCGTACATGCTGGTATTGCAGTCTGCCTTTGCCGTGGTGCGACGGGTGCCCTTGCCCTACCCATCCATGCTCAGCAAGCCCCTCTCGGACGGAATCGCGAGTTGGCACTTCCGGGTGTTTGACGTACATGGGTTTCGCTCCATGTTCCCCCTGATATCGATATTCGTAAAACGCCCGACGAGCGTCTTTCAGCGTTTCTTCGTTGAGGTTAGCTGCCACGCAAATCGAGGGCGATTCACTGTAGGTAATCATTCTACTGAATTCATGACTGTTAGCTATCTCACGAGCCAGCATCATCGGAGATGCTTCGTCGGCCTCTGAGGTTTTCCATACCCCTTTTGTGAGTACGGGGGACAGCCAATCATGCGCAATGAAATCGCAAGCCGCGCCCAAATCCCATCGATGGTAGCTTGGGTCAGCCGGATTCTTCCACTTGACTGTTCGCATTGAGATGTCGTGGTTGATATACCCGTAGCCTATGGACAGGTGGCCGTGTTCGTCTGCGATGGCTCCCAGCAACCGGGCAAGCGCCCTGCCGTGCTGCGTAGTTACGCCACGTTCATGATACTGATTCTTCAGGCCGCGCCGAATGATCGAATCACTGTAGAGGAAATCGCTGAGTATGAAGTGTTCGTTGAGTCTTACATTCCATGGGACTTGAGAAATCACCGGCTGGTCCCGTCCGGGTTACGAAGCAGAGCGTCGATGTCCTCGATATAGTCGGGGAATGCTTGCTCAAGCTGTACGCGCTTATCGGAGATGTCGCAGGTAGCCTCGACTACATCAAAGAATGCCGTCAGAGCGTCCCTGATGTTGCCTGACTGGAGTTCTGATTGAGCTATTACCGCAGCATCCCGGAGGTCCGATACCGTCGCTAGTAAATGCGAGAACATCCCTACTAGCTCACTCTGGAATTCCCCCTCCTCCCCCAACTCCTGATAGACGTACGTTCGCAATTGAGCCACTTCGCTAGCCAGCTTCGCATGATCCATCTGCGGTGACTCGGCTTTCCGTTTGGCCCTTACTCGCCTTCTTGGTTTATCGGTCATCGGGCGTATCTCTCACCATGTTACGGCGTCTTCTACTTGTCACTGTACCTACAATCTCCTGAGTGATGTCTTTTACGCTCTTTGTTTTTGGCCCTGCGGCTTCAGCCATCGCCGCCATCCGTCTAGGCAATCTCGCCCTAAGTCTTTCCAGCCGATCTTCAAGCTCCGCAACGTCAGCCGTCAACTCTTCCGCTTGCGTCTTCCATCGCATTGCCTCGTTGTGGAGGATCATGGTCTGAGTTTTTAACTCAACCGCTACCCGCCGCACAACCTCCGCTTCGATGTTCTCGGTGAGCGCACTCCTCCTCTTTGGTCTAAGCCTGCGTTTCATGAAAATGGCCCCGGCAGAATAAGAGTATGGGGATACATACAATCCCTTTTGGGGAGATTCTGCCGAGGCTCAACCTCTACTTCTCTGCGTCGATTTCAGCTTGCGCTTTCCCTACCGTCCTCACGTAAAGTTCGTACCCAAAAATCATGTAGCCGATAGGCATCGCGGTTACGGCAGTCGCCGCTACGCAAGGCCAAAACAGCCATGGAACGATTGCGCCCGCAAACATAAACATGACGGCAATCATCAACCACGTATCAAGCACGAGTTGGAGGTAGAATATGGGCCTAGTCTTGTACGCTTGCTGGACAGTCCGCCCGACGAACCAAGCCCCGGCTTCTGCAAACGTTTGCAAATTTGCCCATGCCACGAATACCCGCCAAAACGCCGCAACTGCAACCATCGTGGCCAGTATGTAGGGAGACGCTTCTGTCGGGTACAAGCCCGCGTTCCACAAGTTGATGGCGAAAGCCACCGCCGCGATTATTTCTGCTGTTCTCGATGTCATGATGCTGCTCCAATGCTGTAGCGTTCAAGTTCAAATTCAGTGAGGTCTTCTTCCAACAGGATGACCTCCTCCTCTCCTCGATCCCCAATGAAGCAGTATATCGCGTCTTTGGGAACTTCCAACCTGACTACCTCGCCAGTGGGTTCGTTGTACGGTCGCTTGGCGAAGAACTCAGCCATCTTCTGATCCAACGTGAAGGACCATCCGCCATCGTTGCAGTCCCCCCTCCATACCTCGACTTTCTTCGGCAACGCCAGCAACCGCTCCTGATTCTCATCGTCCATCCAAAGTGACGCATCGTCCTGATCGAACCAGAGATCATTCCACTTATCGACCTCCTGCCAAATGTTCTCGTTGTCAGTCCAAACTGACCGGCACTTGTTCCAAAACGGTTTCGGGTCTGCGCGGTACTGATCGTAGATCGCATTCCTGAGAGGTTCGATCAGATCATCCCATGCCTCGGGAAAACCGGGCGCTTCCTCCCACTCGCAATCCATGAGAACCGACCAGAGATAGTGAATGTAGTTGCAACGATAAGGTCGCTCATATATCCACACCATCTCCAACACTTTGCCGTCCTTAATCATCCGGCGTATCGCTTCCTCCTTCTGCGCCATGCCGCGATTCGCCCACTCGTGAAAAAGCGGGGCGTAGAGAATCTGGTGGTAGAAGGGATGGGACAGAACGGGAATCTGATGTGTGCCATCGTCTTCGTCTGCACCGTCGTTGAAGAAGGCGTCCCCGAGAATTCTCAGGTCCAACGCTTCGCCGTCCGGTGGGCTTAACCATTCGGAAGGCATATATCTGACAAGTTGTAAGGTCATTGTAAAAGTATCCCCATACTTAGGTTCCTATACTCTACCATACTGGAAATCCTTGTACAACCTTTATCTCGCCCAAAAGAAAGGCCCCCGAAGGGGCCTTCTGTCTCGCGGGGCGTACCCGCCAGGGGGACGCTTAGCCGAACGCTGTCACCGACGCTATATCGGACGCTGTGATCGGGACCAAGCCGCCACCAATCGTAACGGTGACGATGTTGCCCACATAGGCCGTAATCGCATCGCTGTCCAGAGCGAGCAACGCGCCTGCTCCGTCTTGGGCCTGGAGGATAGCGTTCTGCACCGGCTTGTTGAAGGCGAACTTCATGAAGCCTGCGGTTACCTCGGCGGCAGTCGGAGATCGGCTTTCGGAACCAATCAATGCCGTACCGGGTTCGACGCCCGGATTCATTACAGCGCCGTTGAGGAATGTGCCGTTGACCATATCCGTAACTGTCGGTCGGCCAGTTCCGCCGCGAGACGATGCGGTCCAAACGATGATGCCGTCGCCAGCGTCGATGGCCGTAGCCTCTCTACCGTTGACCGAGTTGTGCCCGTTCACGATGTCGGTGATGATCGTGGCGGCTACCGCTTCGTCGGTCAGACCAATCGGCTCCTCGCCAGCGGTCGGGACGCTGATATTTTCGAGGATGTCTGGCGTAGCCGCGTGGGTGGCAATCGCGCTACCCAAGGCTCCACGAGAAAGACGCACGTTGTCGGCGTCGATGACCTTAGTGACTTCCATGAACTCCGCTTCAATAAGCAGAAACTCACCGACTGTCCTGGCATGGGTGCCGAACAGAATATCAATCGGGTTGGTGAGGTTGTTCAAAGCGCCACTGGCGACGTTAACCCCGGAGTCAACGAACGCAAGCAATTCGTAGATCACACCGTTGATGGTGTACGTTTCGCCGCTGATCGCTACGCCGTCTACCAGCATTGAGGCTTGTTGTGGGGTGGACTGAGCGTTAGCCAGTTCGTGAATGGCTTGGCCGATCAGCGTGTGGTTAGAAATCTGAGAGAGAACGGATGCTGTCATTTTCGTATCCCATATTGACGATTGAGAAAAGGGACGCTCAGTCTAACTGCACAAGTGCCCTCTCTGCAAGCTCCGCAGACATCTGCCGGTGCTGCGCTGACGAGTAGCCGGTGAGCGCTACCAGAATGCGGCATGACCCGTTCAGGCCCCGGAACTCGTCTGCACGAACGTACCGTGCGTTGCGGGGAGCAGTGTCCATTCCAGCAACCGGGCCGAAGCCTATTTTATCCGATTGATCCCGGATGTGTATTATGCGTCCGTTTTGGGCACCTCCGAGGAGGTAGCAAGCTAGGACACTCTCCCGAGCAACCCGTTCTCCGGCATCTGCAACATCATTCCTCTCCCCGGTGGAATCACTTCCGGGGTTTCCATCCGCAGGTACGCAATGTCCCCCGTCTCTCCGTGATGGATCGCGAACGTATCCAACGAGATTTCTGATCCAGTTAAATTTTGCCACTCAATATCTCCTTCCAAATAAAGACCAAACAGGTATCCCGGTTGCGGGACCTCCCCCAATCGAAGCCGTATCGAGACCATCATATGTTCGTAGGCAGGAATGCTGAATTGGCCCGGTGCCCATCCGCTGCAAACGCAATGGAACACAGTGTTGTCTACGTTCATCTGCCCCAAGGCTAGCAGGGCCTCCGGTTGGATGATCCAGTGGTTTAGCCGATCCCGATAGTTCTCCGGGACTTGGTGGCCTCTACGTACAGCGCCCCGCGCCCGGTAATGCTCAACCACAGGACCGGAACGCAGAGAGACGCGGAACGTGTCTTGATCCAGATCGACGCCGCTAAGATCAACCTCACCAAGAAGATTCCCTTGACCGTCCGTGGTGTAGACGTGGGTATGGTCGCCATCCCTGGCCAGATCGAAAGCAATCGCAACCTCCGCTTTCGCCGCATCGCGCATAACGCGGGCGACCAAAACCTCTCGGCATAGACCCACGGACACGCGAAGTCGAACTGCCATCTCTTCGGCGGTTTCCCCGAACGGGATACTGCGCCGATATTTCACGAATCAAAGCCTATCGATAAGGTCCCGCATGAATTCACGGACTGACTTCTCAACAGTTTTGATGTCGTCTTCGTTCTCGTCAATATCTTCACCTTGGTCCTCGACATCACCTTCTACCTTCGTTAGTCGAGTTTCGTGTACGTCTACCGTAGTAGCCGCGCCTGCACCTGCACCCTTCGCAATCTCCTCGTTGGCTATTCCTCTGACCCACGCATCCGCTGCGAACCAGATAACCAGCCCAAGGACTCCGACGACAATGCCGAACGGTAGGAGCATCGTTTTGGTTGCCTCCCACCATTTCGCCATCTTATTCGCCGTTTCCTGCACATCGGATTCCGCCATTAGTTAGCTCCCAGGTAAATCTCAGTCATTTCTGCTTTGTTTCTCGCCCGCCTAGCGTTGGTCGCATCCATCCGGTTTTCCACCGCTGCGATCCTGCCGTCAACCTCTCCAACCGCGATCATGATAGTTTCATCCGCGATTGCGAGTTCCTGTTCGGTCACATAGTCGGTCCGAGATTGCAGTGCTTTGACCGTCGCCACCAAAGCTAGGTACTCCGCTCGCGTCACTGTTACCGTACTCGATTGGGGGGCCGGGGCAACCCGAGTGAACGACACAAGTGGTGCCGACGATCTTCGACCGCCCAACTCAAACCCGATTGACACTTTCCCTACGGTCTCGCCTCCTGCCGTGCCAAGCGCTATGGTCAGCGCCGTGTTGCGTTTATCATCGAGCATGTAGGCATACCCAACGCCGAAACCATTTGTGCTATCCAAACGGCTCGCATTGAACGTCAGCCGGGAATTCTGATCCTGCGGCAGGTGAACCTGCGTAGCGGCTTCGGCGGCTGCGTAATCACGATACTCATCGAACCACTTGTTATAGCGATTCAGGGTGTTGGTGTGGTTGTTGATAGTGGTGTTCGTATTGGTG